ACAAACTAAAAGAACTAATAAAAAAAGCCGCTTAAAGCGGCTTTTTTGTTGGGCTTAAAAAGATTAAGCGTTTGCGATTTTAACCGTAGTATCTGTTGTCGCAGCATCAAATGTCCAACGAACATTAGTGCCTGTAGCAAACTCATGACCGGCTGTGCCGTATTGAGTTACTACTGCTTTGTGGCTTGTTAGCTTAGTAACATAGTAAGTCTTGCCAGCACTGTCTGTAGCAGTGATAGTCATTTCACCAACTGCTGATGGAGTAGCTGCAACTAACTTACAAACTGCTGTGCCTTCACTAGTCTTTACTAAGTAACGGCTGCTTCCTTTTTGCGCTTGGATATCAGCAACACGGTTATTGCCTGTAACATATGCATAAGCAACGATAGCGTTTTCTTGATTAGTTGAAGAACCCACATCGCCTGAATCAGTAGTCAATACAATAGTACCTGCTGGAACATCACCGGATGTTGTACCTGGCTTAGCAAATGTGAATGTTTCTGTTCCAACATAGCCAGAACCTTTTTCTGTAATAGATACTGTTGATTCTTTAACACGGAACGTAATATCAACTAAGAATTCAGCGGCTGTGCCTGTACCTGCAATTTTAGTTAATGTAATGCCAACTGTATCTTGTGGAATGTCTGCTAGTGCTAGAGCATTACCGCGCGCGGCGCCAGTTGTTGTTACTGAGAATATAGCGTTAGCACCGCTAATATCTGTAACTTTAGCAATCATGCCTGGAACACTTGCTACACCAAATGTGTCACCGACTGCTAGGTCAGTTTTACCTGAACCAGTAAACACACTTTCAACTTCAAATGACATTGTCCAAGTTGCTTGTACGCCACCTGGTAGTGTTGGTGCCGGTAGTGCTGGAATTGCTGTTAGTACTTGAACGTTACTGTTACCTTGGAATGCTCCAAGTGTTGACCAGTTAATGCTTGCAATGCCTTCGCCGCCGATGCGGTCGTCTGTTGTACCTGTTGAACCGATATTACGGTTACCGAAAAATCTTTTTGATAATGGGCGTCCCATTTTGTTTCCTTTAAATGACGTTCTAGGTCTACGCAGAGGGATTCTGCATAAATGTATCGAACAATGTATTTATCAGAAAATTAGAATTAAGGACGAATCCATACTGCTTGGAATATGCTCACACCTTCACTTTGTGTAGTCCAAAGGTCTCCGCTAGCAGCATATCTAATTCTACAACGCAATGTATCACCCACAGCCAAGTACACTGATGTACTTGCAGTTGATGTATCTGCCACAGTAATAGTTTGTGTTTGCGCAGGGATAGCGAACACACCAGTAAAGTTACCGTTGACAATAGGCGTGTTGTTTTTAAAGATGTAGATTGAGCCAGCACCTGAATCACCGTGACTTGCATATGGACAGACTGCGATTGATCCACTGACTGAGTACCAACCAGCTACCACTGTAGTAAACACACCTGTGTTAGGATTATAACCGGTACCATTCTGTGATACGAGTGAGTTATAGACTAGGTCTAAGTATGATAAATTATCTGACCTAACTAATGTTTGGTATGCGGTTTGTGCTGCTGTAAAAGCTGGACCGAACACACCTGTCAAGTATGTTCCACTGCCTACAAAGTATGTCGATGAGACATTACCAGTGACCGACAAGTTAGCTAAAGTACCAATCGAAGTGATGTTTGGTTGCGCCCTCGTTGTCACTGTTCCTGCAATCAATGCATTAGCTACCTGCCCAGTAACGTTTGCACCTGCGACTGAGTTAGTAGTTAATGATGTACCTGATGTAGTAGCAAAAGTCGCATTAGAAATAATACCACTGATGTTAGCAGCATTTAGGTTGGTTAATGTTGCACCATTTCCGCTAAAGTTACCAGTAAACTGGCTACCCGTGAAGTTCACTGCGCTGATGTTACTAGTGACAGTTAACGTAGTTAGTGTGCCTACGCTAGTGATATTAGGTTGAGCTCCTGTTAAAACTGTTCCTGCTACTAAAGCGTTTGCGACAACACCGGTAACGTTAGCACCTGCCACTGAATTTGCTAGTGAAGCTAATGCTACTGAACCAGTAACGTTAGCACCTGCTACTCTATAAGCAAGATTAGCTACGTTGGCGTTAGCTACGAATCCAGTGACATTAGCACCGGTGATACTAGTTAATGCTGACCCGTTACCTTTGACGTATAAGCCAGAAACGTTACCAGTTGCACCTACGTTTGCGACAATAATGTTGTCTACTGTTAGTGTCTTACTAGTCTTGTTGAATGTTAGATTACCGCTGGCGTCAAATCCGCCGGCAGTATTGAATTGAATTTCAGTATCACTTCCTGATACTGTTCCACCACCTGCACCACCTGATTGGGGTACCCATGACAATACTCCGCTACCGTTAGTCGATAGTACTCTACCTGAACTACCGCCTGTAATCTTGATATCACCTACCGCGATAGTCAATGTACCTATCAAGTTCTCAGCAGAAATATTCGAGTGCTCGGTTAAAATCTCAGTCGAATATGTGTTATTGTGTTCAGATACTACGTTAGCAACAGTATGGTCATCACCGATGTATAAACGCTGGCTGTCAGTAGCATAACCCAACTCACCTATATCAAGTTGGGGTAAGTCGGAATCTGCACCAGAACGGTGTTGAAGTTTAGAAATTTGTACAATAGGCATAAAATATATCTCGGTTAGATATACTATTTATGCAAATTTACAATAGACTTGTGTAGAATAATTCCAAGCGTTTGTACCACTCTTGTTGATACTTGTCGAACTCGTTACCTTCGATTATGAACTCTTGGTACAAACTGTTCGGATCACACATAAAAATAACTCCCTTGCGGATCTTTGTTCCGTGAAGTTCATTGTGAGCTGTCGCATACGCCGCAAGCTGGACAAAGTAGTCATCAATCCACTCTCGCTTCTTGGGCTTATTAGTCTGTTTATGATCCATAATAGCGTCATCACCTGCATGGACGCCGACCAAATCAGTTGTCCCAGCATATACACCAGGGAAGTATAGAGGGACTTCAGTGCCCCAAAACTCAGTGCAGTTAACGAGACCTTGTTTGATAATCGAATCAGCCATTTTGTGACTCTGGATAGAATACGGGTTAGAACCTGACGCACTTAATACTCCTGTTAGTACATAATCCTCTAAGAATTTATGCATACGAGTGCCGCGACTTGCTGCTTCTGTCGAAATTTCTTGCGCTTTCTTAGGACCAACTGCATTGCGCCAGTTTTGCAAGGCTTGCTTCTTTTCTTCAGGAGTAGTAGCTGAAAGAATAGTTGTTACACTAGGTAACTTCTCACCATCGGGAGTAGCATAGCGTCTGCCCTCAGGAGTATCGACTCGTTTCAGAGCCTCGTATTTAAATTTATTGGGATTGTACATATGGCAATTGTACTACAAATTTCTCTGTAGTACAATTTAATTGGTTAAGCTAGTTTGCTTGCTTGTTTGCTTGCCATTTGCTGTCTAGTTTTTTCAAACTCTCCGGGACCTTCGTCACCATCTTGGTCAAGTTCAGGTTGTTGCCCTTTGAAAATAACTCGGTCAGCTTCGATAGCAGAGATAATGTTACTCAGTGGTTCTTTTTTGATTAAATCATAAATGTCAGATTTATCTACACTTATGCCACTGTTAGAAAGCATATCTAAGAAGTTATCGATTGGCATGGGCTCGCCTGAATCTTCCATCTTGCCCTTAAGTTGCATAGCTATACTAGTCAACTTAACACGCAATGGGTCATTGCCAGCGAACTCAAACAATCTCATATTAACGCTTTGAACGACCGATGTTAGCTGGGATTTCTTCTGGTTCTTCTTCAGGCATTTCTGCACCTAAATCAGCACCTAAATCATCGCCGCCTAAGTCAGCACCCATATCAGCACCCATATCAGCACCCATATCAGCACCTAAATCATCGCCGCCCATAGCGTCAGCACCCATGTCCATCTCGCCGCCTTGACCAGTGATGACACCAACTGCACCTTGAATACCAGTCTTAGAACCAGTTAGTGCTGCTTGCAACGCAGTCAATGCTTGTGATACTTGGTCATTGAATTGTTGACCTTCGTTTGTGCCAACTTCTGAGTTAACACCGTCAACAACTGCTGGAAGTTCTTTGACTAGCATATCAGAGACTTGTTCGACCATCTTTTGTAGACTGTCAACCATCTCTTGTGCTGCCAAGATAACTTGTGACTTCTCGACTTGCTCATTCTCAACAACGATGCGTTGATTATAGATTGGCATAGCTTTTAGTGTAGCATAGTGAGTTGCTAAGGCTTGTTCCATGAATACTGCCTTCAAGTATGTAGGGTTATTTTGACCCTGCTGTACTTTTCCAGTAGTTTTCATCTCGCCTAAGAAGCCACGTACTTTGCGTAGCATGCGGTTTGTGTCATATAGACCCAAACTGTCAACATCCAAGTTAGCGTTGAAATGTTCTTTTAGAGCTTTTTTAGCTGCTTGTGTTGGTTTCAAATTAAATTCTGTTAGTTTCATAATGTTTCCCGAAGTAACGTATATTGTATTTATCTTTTTGTTTATTTTGTCGCTTGTTTGAAACGTGCAAGTTGCCAGTTTCTAGCGTTCAAAACATAACGGTCTAGTTCTTCAATGATAGCGTTCTTTTTCAGCTTATCCTCTTGAAGTTTGATAAAGTTTAAAGACCTTTTATCTAAATCTTTGGATTCATCCATCAATTTTTTGTGTATTTCTAGGCTCAATAAAGACCCCTCAAGCATAACATCTAAGTCTCTGATACGATTAGCATCAACCAACTTATCACGTTTGTACATTGTAACCCAAACAACTGCTAGTTTACGGTTATGAAATACCTCAAACAAATCTGTGTGCTTGTTAGTGACTACAAACTTAGTAGATTTCTTAGTAATCACGTACTCACCAAACAGTTCATAACCATCTGCGGTATCGAAGATGATTAGTTCTTCTAATGATTTCAAATCGCTAGAATTTATAATTCTTTCTAGCTTAGCCATCTTTTTCTTATTCATCACGTAGTATCTCAAAGTAAATGTTACGCAGTTCTAAGCTAGTATCTAAAAAATTAGGCAACTTAGACCAAGTAGTGTCTGTTTTTATGATAGGTACATCATTTGCATCGGTAAGCAATGATCCCAACTCATCTATACCATCATAGAAGACTTTAGGGTGCTGTATAGTAAAGTCAAAATGCCAGCATTTTTGGTCTTCTTCATCGTCAAATAAGAATCCAAAGTTTTGAAATTCTTTAAAATTGATTACTTTCTCGGTGGTAATGCTGTTTTCTTCAGGTTGGCTTCTTAGTGAAATTACTTGCAAAATAGTATCATAATTTGCTTGTGTATTTCTCCTGTGTTCCCATGCTTTTAACTCATCTATTGTGTATGTAGATGGGGCTTTTCTATTCAACACCCCAGTCGATGTAATATCGAAAAGGGTGTGACATCTAATTCTATAACTCATGTAGTATTTATAGAGGTAAAAAAGCCCGAGAAATTCTCGGGCCTTTGATTGAAACAATCAGCTAGTGATTAACCAGTGAATGTTGCAGAAGCTGCGATAGAAACTGCTTCTCCGACTGCGGCTGTAACAGCAGCGTCAAGAGTACCAGCACCAGTAGCTGTAACATCACCCCAAGCTGCTGTTGGGTAGAATGCAACTGCTAATGTATCGTTAGTGTCGTCTGTATACTCATACAAATGAACTGTTGCTAATTGTTGAATAGCAACGATAGCTGCTGCAACTTGAGTTCCTGTAACGCCACCGTCAAAAGTGATAGTTGCGTAGTCTAACTTAGGACCTTGCAATTGAACTGTTGCGCCAGAAGTTACATCATTCAATGAACCAACTGTGTATGAACGTGTGTCAAAGTTTGCTACTGGGTTTAAATCGCCGTGATATTTTGTTTGTGAAGACATTTTATTTTTCCTTTTAAAAATTGAGTCATATAGACTCTACATTTATTTATGCCTATTTGAAAAATCTTTGGTTTTACGGCTAGATTCATTCATTGTAGGTTCGATTCTTTCACCTGTTTGTGGTGTTTCTGACTTACGCTTTCCGGTTATGATTGCTTGTCTAGCCGATGCATACGCGCCCTTGTTAGTAGCAAACAGATTAGCTAACGCATGGTCTGCGATTGTTTCTAGGTCGTCAGCGTATGATGACCCCGTCATTTTTTCGATAGTTTGTAGAATCTTATCAGTTGTCGGGGCTTGGTCTAATGGTAATCCACCTGGTGTTTCGTTTGAAGTAGGTGCTTGCTGACCATGCTGTTTTTGATATAATTGTATCAATCTAGCATCAGCAGGGTCACTAGGGTCTAGATTTTTCCCATCAAAAGACAGCGGATTATTTCCGGCCGCCGGTTGATTAGAATTTTGGTCTTTATTTTGCGACTTCGAGCGCATATTCATCATACCGATAGCATAAACACCGTTAGCGATATTCTGTATATTGTCACCGCTATTAGCTATAATTTTTTCAACTTGTGTAGGCTGAGCATTCCATCCAACTTGAGATAGATAATCAGTGACATACTCGCCGAGTGACGGAACGTCCATTCCACTTTGCTTGGCTGCTTTGGTGATTTGATTGTATTCTTGTACGAAATTCTTTATGAAAACGTTCTTCGTAGCAGCAATATTGCCCTCTTGGCCAAATTTTCCACCACCGAATCGATATAGCTGACCCTTGAGCCAATCAGTGTCAGTGTCTTTGACCTTATTCATCATGCCAGAAGCAGCATTTCCGATACCGGATGCTATACCTTTGCCTAATCCCTTGGCAGTATCTGCCCAGCCTTCAACCACAAACTCATCAGCTCTCATTGTCGTTTTTCCTAATACTTTTGGAAAATCTACTTTGGTCGCGAGCCTTGATAGCTCCTAATAACTTACGCTCTAGGATGGCTGATACTTCAGGATCATAGTTCTTGTTAATCATTTCTAACAGATTAATAGCACTAGTGATAATATTGTGGGCGCGGCTTTCGATGATATGTTTAGTATCACGGTTCTTGCCTACGGCCTCAAGTTCCTCTAATAGACTGCGAGTTTTCTTTTGCATAAAATAGATGTCCTATTAGTATTTATCACTTTTTAAGTTGTTTCAACATTGCCTGAAGTTTAGACCCCTGCACATCTGCTACGACTTTCTTTTGTAGAGGTTCGATAACCTCTCCTGTGTCAGGATCAACTATCTCAGTACTGCTATTCAACGTAGACTGAGGTTTTAACTGATTCATAATATCGTTGGGACTAGGAGCCGGGCGATACTTTGCTTGCTGTTCTGCATAACCATCAGGGTCATCGTCAGTGATACGCATTGTATCAATATTGTAATCTAAGTCAATTTTCTGACCAACGCCGGTAGAACTACGTGACTTCATACACTGCATTTGATACTTCCCACGCTCACGCATA